CGAGGAATGCGGTCTCGAAACTCACGTACTCACCCCCGGCGTCCCGTCACTCACCACCTGGGGCACGAGCGGATTCTCGAACAGCGTCCGCGTAAACGCCGGCTGAACCCGATCCGTATCCGCTTCGGCGGTCTGCTTATCGCTCACCGAAATCCCCCCCGCATACAGCGAGACGTGGGCTTCGGCGTGGCTCTGATACTGCGCCGCGAGGTCCCGCCAGCTTTTCCCGAACCCGCTAATCGACAAATCGCCGACGCTCTTGGAATCCGCTTCCCGTGCGGCCAACCCAATCGCCCCGTAGGCTGCGGCTCGCCAGACGTTGCTATTGAAATGCGTCAGGAAGAACTCGATCTCGCTATCCTGATAGAGCGGACTTCCTGAACTCATGTCCTTTAACAACAAACGGACCGCATCGCGTCGGCCCGTTGGTGTCGCCGTCGAGGGCGCCCCCGTGTACGTGAAGGACATTACGGGCTCACATCGCGATCAGCTCGACCCGCAACTTGCGGCCGGCTGCCGTGGTGAGGGCCGTACACACAGCCTTGACATACTGCACGGGCACGAGCCCCGTGGACATCTTCGTCTTGCCGACGATCGCTTGCGTATAGGTGATCAACGTCGATGGGGTGTAGCCGCCGATCGCCCCCACCGCCGCCCCGGTCGTGTTCCGCGTGGATAACGAACCCCGGATACTCACGGTGAAGTTCGACGTACCGATGGAGGACGCCCGGACACAGCGCACCCCGAACCGGGAGTAGGCCGTCCCGAGATTGAACCAACTCCCGCTCGAGGCCGCAGCGAAACCCGTCGAGAGGACGACCGTCGGTAATCCAGTCCGGTCAATCCGCATGTAGGCTCTCCAAAAGCGCGACCCGATTGGCAGGGCCTTGGCCGTCCGACTTCGCTACATCACTCGCCACGGGCTGCGGCAGTCCGACTTCCGCATACGTCACGGCGTTGGGAAACCGCTTCAGATCCTGCAACGGCCCGTCGCCCGGCAAGTAGTTGGTCAACAACCACTCGGTGTTGTGGATGGCGCCCCGGATCTCATGGAGACTGCGCTTGGTGTCCTCGAGTTGCTGTTGGAGCTGCTCCTCGGTCGTCTCGAACTTCTGGCCCTGCTCGATCCACGCCTGTTTCGCATCGTCCGCGATCTTGTCCAGTGCGAGATTCCGCATGGCATGCAGCGCGCCCTTGCAGGCAAAGAGGTCCTTCTTCGTCCCTTCGTAAACGGCGACCGTCTCGGCTTCCTGCTGCTTCAACTGGCTGAGCCGATCGGTGAGCTTCCGCCGCGTTGGCGTGATGTTGTCTTTCCCGTAGAGGAAGCCGCACTTGCAGATTTCCGACTCCGTGGGGATGTAGAACTTCACCCCATGCCCATCCGCCCAGCCCACGAAATACTCCACACTGGGACGCTGATGCGAGTATTCGCTCTGCCCGTGAACCCCATCCAAGGCCATATCGACGCCCCAAATGCCGATCTCCTCATAGCCGTCGAGTAACGCCTTGGCGATCATCCAACTGATCGTATTGTTGAAGTAGGCCCGCGGAAATAGTCTCAGCACGTCCTCGATCGGATATCGCACCGCGTTCGGGACATCCTTCAGCGGCTCAAACATCCAGATCGGACACTTGGCGTTCTTCAGCCACTCGCCATGCTTGGGATCTCTCGCCCCGTCCGGAATCTCCCCGTGATCATTGCGGTGCACCTGGAACCACTGCACGCGGTCCCATGTCTCACCCTTGAGGAGATGGTCATTGTACTGCGGCATCACTTCGTAGAGATCGTTGAGGCCCCAGATCTCCCACTCGGGATTATTCCACGGGGCATACAACTGATGTTGCGTGTAACCCACGATTGCGCAACGCTTTAGCTTCGGCATTAGACGAGCGCCACCGTGTTGACGGACTGATTCAGGAAGATCGTCACGAGCCGTTGGGTCCCCGCCGCCGCTGCGGCCGCACTTGTCAGCGCGAGCCCAAGGATCTGGTTATTGACCGTTGTGGTCCGCACCGTGCCGCCGAGGTTCGATCCGGTCGAAGCCGCACCTGAACTGGCCCGGACCCAATCCCCTTTGGCGATCGCGCGCGTCGAGGCGTGGACATCCACGATCCCGAACAGCACGACAGGGACAATCTTCCCACCGCCCGTAGCGCCGAGGATCGCGACCCCCAATGCCGCCCGGCCGGAGGTTCCGGTCGTGTGCTTGATGTTGCCGGTATTGGCAAGCTTCACCACGCGGTTTTTGATCACCGCCGCCGTGGTGTTAAAGGGGCGCGTGAGGTTAAACGCCTGCGCGGTGACATACTGCTTGAATTTGAGTTGGCCCACTTTGGAACCCTCGCGGTTGAAGGCACCGGGTCACCCCGGACCAATAGTGTTCGCTACTTCTTGGACTTCTTCGCCTTGGCTTTCTTCTCGCGTGGCGGTTTGCCCGGCCAACTCCAACAACCTAGCCCCTCGCCTTGCAGCACCGACGTGACCGCATGTGGCGGGCCACCACGGGGGAAGGCGGTCAGATCGGCCGTCACTTGATGCGTCTCCGGATTCTCCGCCACGCCCGTAATCATGGCGACCAGATCGCCACTCTCGGAATGGAACGTCACGAACTTCCCAGCACTCGGAGCCATAAATTACCTCGGTTGCCGAACCCGGCGTTTCTTGGGTGGCGCGCCCTCGCCACGCTCCACGAACTTGGTGCGCTCGAGCTTCGCCACATCACAGTTATGCGCGGCCAGTACCTCACCGCTGATCTCCTGACCCCGTTGCACGATGATCTGCTGCTTCGTGCCCAGATCCGTGTACCGAAAGTCTTTGAGCGCGATCATGCAGCGTTCAGAATCAGCTCGCCCAAGACGGACGAGATCAGTTTGTTGTCGAATGCCGTCTCACCCTCGACCCGGTTGACCTTTCGGGCGTCGATATAGAACTGCGAGATCGCGATCGGGAACCCGGCGTTATACAACCCGGTCCAGACAAACGTGTACCCGGCGGACGCAGCGTAGAGGCTCGGCGCGCTCGGGGCATACGTGAGCAGCGCGTGGTTGCCGGCGTTGAACGCGTAGACACCCGTCGCACCTTCAGCCGCCGTGTTCTGAACCCCAAACAGCACGCGTACATTCGGGATATCCAAAATCGACCCGATGAGCGCGGGCGTCACAACCGCTGTCTGCGTGTATTTGATCCGGTCCAGCACGTCCGGGTGATCCTGCAACGCCGCGTAAACGGGGGCCCCAAGGGTCAGATCACTGGGCGTGTAGCCCGTATTCCGCGCCATCGTGTAGAAGCGCGCCCGCATGTCCTCGATCGGCGTGGAGTTCACGCTCGACCACAATCCATTGAGCGGACCGGCCGAGGAGTTCCAGACGCCGGTGACGAAGAACGACGCAGCCCAATCAACATCCTCTTTGATCAGAATGTCGCGCGTCACCTTGTTGACCGCGCCGCGCTCGAGATCAATCCCCGCATCGGCATTCGCGGCGGTCTGATGGTCGATGTCGAAGTGCGAGGCGTACACGTCGCAAGAGTAAGCGGTGTTCGACAGACGGAGACCGGACCCCGCAGACTCAACTCCCGGCGCGCGTTTCTGGGCGTCCGAGCGGAAGAAGTCCTCCTGCGCCCAGATGTAATACTTGTTGGTCTGTCGATCGACGTTGACGACCGGGAAGATCTCACGGGACTTGCCGTAGATTTCTTCCTTCTGCATGATCGCCTGGCTCATGTTCGACAACGCTACGTCGATATGAACCTGATTCGGGGCGGGAAGTGGCATCGGTCAGGTCTCCTTAGATGCGGAGCAGGACGGAGACGTAGCGCTTGTTGCCAGCCGCTGCGGCCGCTGCCGAGGTCAGGGCGATCCCGATGCTTACGACTTGCGCGGTGGTCGCCTTCACCGTGCCCCCCAACTGCGTGTTACCCGTCGATCCGGCCCCGGAAGTCGGCGAGACATACGATCCCCGCGCCAGAGCCGCCGTGGATGCTTCCACTTTCGTGACGCCGTGGGTCCGCACATTGATGACCGCGCCCCCCGTCGTGCCGGCTTGCTGGGATACGCCGATCGGACGCGCTGCCACGGGAGTGCCGGTGGACATCTTCAGTCCCGTCGCCGTGAGAGTCACCACGCGGTACTGCGTCACCGCAGCCGCGCACTCAGCGCTGATCCCGAATAGGTCAGTTTCGAACGCCATGATTAGGACTCCTTCTCAGTTTCGCGCTGATACTTCCGATAGAGCTCGGGGTTTTCGCCCAGCACCTTGTCGTACGCCACGGCATACGAGAGTTTCGGGTCCTTCTCCATCATTGCTTTCGCCAGATGGTCAAGTTGGGCCGCCGCGCCGCGGAACGTCCCGCTCCCGTCGCGACCGATCGAGTCCAGGATGGCACTCTTGGAGACGATGGTATTCCACGAAGTCAGGAGTTGATTGAACTTCGCGAACCACTTCTCCGCCTTCTCCGGAGCGACCTGGTGCAGTCCAGCTTCCACGGCATCGAGGATTTCCGCGAAGTCGTCGGCGGGGGCACCGGGCAAGCCAGTCAACTCATGGGCCCGCTTGATGAAGTTCTCGCGGCGCCGTTGCTGTTTGATCTTCGCGACTTCCGCGCGGGCGTCCTCGGTGTCCTTCTGTGCCTTGGTGACTTGCTCCTGAAGCTCGGCGCGCTCTTTCTTGAGAGCCTTATCGCTCTCAGCAAACTGCTTCTTCAGCGTGTCGAGGTCGGAGGTCAACCCGCTAGCCGCTTTCAGTTCCGTCAGCTCGTCATTGGCTTTCTTGAGTGCGGCCAGCGCGTCGGCGAGAACCTTCGCACCCTTGTCGTCGGCGTCTTTCTTCTCAGCGTCCGTCATGTCGCCCCCTGCTCGTTTCGAGATGAGTACCTTGGCGTGCTGATTCGCGCCTCGATCGACGAGGGCGACACCGCGGATAATCAGGTTTTGCAGCTTAGGCATGCTCGGCCTCGCCTTCGATCGAGAACATCGGCCGCTCACCACGCTTGAACGCCGCCCACTCGGTTTCATCGAGCTTGTATCCGACCCACATCCCGACGGCGGGGGCGGTTTTGCATTCCAGCCCCATCGCTTTGAGCTTCTCGGGCGTGACGACGAATGACTCCACCAAATCACCCACAGCGGCGCCTTTGTGCATGTCGTTCACGATCCGATACCGGCGTACGTAGTCGTAGGCCGCTTTCTCGAGCGTGTGAGCGTCGATCGTATCGTTCTGGAGATCCACCACGGGCTCGTCGGCTTTCATCATCGCGACGGAGGCCCAGCCAAAGACCATGCGCTGTTCTTCATCCACCTTAAGGATGGCGCGATCCGCGGCGAGGGCTTTCTCGGTGTCCTGTTGAATCGAAGCGCAAAATGCTTTCGGGTCCGCCTTATCACTGTTGGCGGCCACGCAGGCATCAAAGTCAGCGTATCCAGCGAACGGCATAGGCCCCCTAACGACGAAAGGGCCCCCACCCGACACCGGATGGAAGCCCTTCGAGAAAACAGTTTCCGCACTTCGCTAAAGGCAATATTGACTACACGCTAGTAGCGCGCAAGGCCCTTTCGACACGGGCGAGTCGCACCGATGCTTGTTCGACCAGCATCGAGCGACGCAGCCACGTATCCGCTTCGAGCGCAAGGACCAGAAATTCCTGCGCTTCCCGGACAAGGGAGAGGGTGCTAACCCGCACGGGGATAACCGCTTGCGTCACGCCTCAACCTTTTTGAGGAACGGGTTCGTCGGGTCCCATTCCCAAAAATTGAACAGCTTCGCTCCGGTGATGGGCTCATCTGCACGAATCGCTTTGGCGACCCTGTAACCAGGAAGCATGCGTATCCACTCTGGCGCGAGTCCGGTACTGGGACGCTTGACCGTTAGATCATCAGCGGTGAGGACATGATCAGGCTCAAGGTCGCGCGTGGCGTGAACGGATTGCCGTGCGTTGAGTCGCGCCACTTCCTCAATCGGCAACACCCGCTTCTCTCCATCCCCGATCATCGCCTGCAACTCCTTGAACTTCGCCACCAGTGCTCGAAGGTCAGCGGGGTCCATGCTGTGGTAGTGATCGTTCCCCGGTAACGTTTTGTCGAGTGTGAAATGCTTCTCAATTACCGAGGCGCCGAGCAACCAGGCGGTGGTGAGTACGTCGAGATTGAACAACGTGTGATCCGAGTAGCCGCGCCCAGCAAAAACGGTGTAGCGTCCCACGCCCCGCCATTCGTGGATGAGTTTTGGAATTACGCCCAAGTTCGCTTGATCGAGCGGCGTCGGATAACTCAGCACGCAATGCAGAAGTGTCACGTCAACCCATGCTTTGTCATCGTGACGAGCGAGGAACAGTGCCTCAAGTGCCGCATCGATTTCCTCGGTAGTCGCGGCGCCCGTAGAGAGATAGGTGGACTTCCTATACTCCCCGATGGCTCCCAGGAGCGGGATATTGGTGATGTCGGCGCTCGCCACCTTGAATGCTGGAACGAGCGGGGCGATCCAATGCACGGACTCCATATCAAAGACGGTGCAGAGAAAATCCACACCCATAGCGCGGCAGAGCCGAGCAAGATGCTCATAGTCGTCGCGCTCCAATTGGTCGGAGCGTGCGAAGAACGCATACTGTGTCCCGGCCGGCGCGTCCGTCTCCTGGAAGTACGTCTGGGCGTGCCGTGAGACTAGCCGCTCAGCCTTGACGTATTGGAACTTCACGGCATTCGCTCCAGCGGCAGCCGCTTCGGCCACCATTTGTTGGGCCAGGCGAATGTCGCCGCCATGGTTGAGCCCGATCTCGGCAATGATGTAGGGAAGCTTCATGGCAGGCACGTTCCCTCATAGCCCCGCTTCACGACTTCCAGTTTTGTGATGCCGCATCGTTTGCACACGTCTTTCACTTCCGACCATTCGTGCGGGCGAGTATTGAGTGGTGGTTTTGAAGCATTCACACGAGCACCAGTTTCCTTTCTTTGACCTCTGCGAGGACATCATCCACCATGTCATCCACCGACCGCACGGGGACGTAATCGATCAATGCTGCGATTTTCGTCAGGTCCGGTTTGCGGCTTTCGATATCATCGTACCCATGCTTATAGGGCGGGGGACAGGTCTCGATCAGTGACCCGCTGCGCGCGCGGAACTTCACCACTTCCGCTAACTCGCGCATCGTCATCGTCACCGTCCCGCCAACGTTCACCAACTCCCCAACCGCTTTATCGCACTCCATGAGCTCGGTTAATCCTCGCACCACGTCCTGCACATGACAGAACGTGCGCCGCTGCGTCCCAGGAGCGTAGACGGTCATCGGGTCACCCGTGGCGGCTTGCCGGCAGAACCGGGGCAGAACAAAGCCCGCTTCCGCACTCTGGCCCGGCCCCACGGTATTGAACACGCGCGTCACGATGAACGGCGCTCCCGCTTCCCGGACGTACCCAAACGCTAAGCACTCTGCCGCGGCTTTCGCATAGGCGTAACTCCACGACTGCACCGGACTCGGGCCCACTAACGCATCATCCGTTTCCTTGGCGGGATGTCCGTTCCCTCGGCCGTAGACCGCACTGGTGGACGTAAACAGCGTGCGCGTCTTGGACTGACTCGCGATCGCGAATACCGTCGCCGCGCTGCTCGTGGTTTCCGTCACCGTCTGCACGAGATGCGGCATCACCTTCGCGAACCCCACCACGGCAGCGAGATGAAAGACCCCATCGTGGCGGGGGATCAATCCCCCCATCAATCGCGGGTCAGCCGCGGAACCGTAGACGTGATGCACGCCCCGCACATCACAGCGGTGGGGATCAACCCCGGTCACTTGATGTCCCGCGTCCAGGAGATGCTGGGCGAGATGCGTCCCGATGAATCCGCCGGCGCCGGTAATTAGGTAGCGCATGCGTCTCGCCAATCCAAGAACAGCAACCCCTGTTCGACGCTCGCCGTGTCCCCCTTCGCCTGATACTCGGTGATCTTGTGCCACTCCTCCGCCAGCCGGTCCATACGACTCGGGGCGGGGATATTCCAGAGTCGCACCGTGCGCTCGAGGCCGTGGTCATACAGCACTTTCAGAAACGTCAGGAACGCGCGCGGTTGGTGATAGGCGGACGTGACGATCGTGATGTCGTTACCCGACCGCAGGGTGACCGCCCGTTCCGCTTCGTCCCGTGTGTTCTCGCCATGCAGGGAAATCGCATCCCCAATGGCATGCTGGAACCTGGTACGCTGTTCGGCTTCCTGTTCATCCCACGCCGATAGCACGACGGCCGGGCCGTGGGGCTGATCCGGAACGAGAACGCGGGCGAGCAGCAGTTCGCGTTCCGTGGCTCCAGCATACATCTCCGCAATCGCCCAGTCCTCGGGCGTATCGAGGTCCACCCCCTCCGCTCCGTCCACGACCACTGGGAGTCCTTGCTCGACCGGCCATGATCCGTCTACCAGGAGATCACGGCGAATCGCCGTACAGCCTCCCGTGACTTTCCAACACGGCGGCATTTGCTCGCGGGGTTTCCGAGGCGTTCCGATCCTCGCGTGGCGATCATCTCGCACGGTCAACGCCACAGGATGTCCCATCAACGCATCAAGACACCGCTGGATCGTGGTCCGACGCAAAAACGGGGACGTGCATTGCAGCACGCCGACGAAGGCGTAGGGACGACGGCCCTGTTCCGCTTCCAGCACGGCGCGATAGACTACCGGCTCCCACGTATGGACGCCCGGAGCCGTGGGGAGTTGTGGTTCTCCGAGTACACGCACCCCGCAGGCTTCGGCTTGCGCGCGAATCTCCGCGTCATCAGTGACCACAACGATATCCCCGAGTCCCTGCGCCGTCGTGAGCGTGTATTGGAGCGGCGAGCGGCCGTTCAGCTGGCGCACGGCTTTGCGGGGGATGCCGCGCGACCCACCACGAACGGGAACAACTAGAAGCGTGTCGCTCATCGGTCCTCGACCAATCGCCATGAATCATCGAAGTGGTAAGGTGTCCGCTCTTTGGTGACATTGTAAATCCAGAACGCGCCCGTGGGTTCGTGAACCGTGACCTTCACACCCAGGCCTTCCGCGAACCCGACCCAATACTCGAAGGCAGCGCGCGCGGAGATCGGTTCGCCACCATCCGTCGGACCGAATCCCGTGCCGTACACGTCGATGCGCTTGTACCCAAGATGGAGCCCCATCGCCAGCATCCAGTCGATACTCGAGGCGTGATAGTCCCCTCGCGGAAACGCTTTCCCAATCGCCGCACGGGGCAGGGTCGTAGGCTTCCAGAGTGTCGGCCATGCCTTGGCGTCTTGTACATAGACGGGCACGCGCAACTCGGCCAAGTTCTCAAAGTGTGCGCGACTCTTTCCCCATTCCTCACGGAGATACCGGGGCGTGTGCAACTCGAAGTACGCCGAGAGCGCCGAGGGAGCTTTCCATCCTTTCCACAACAGATCCCAGCCGAAGCGCCGCCATGCGCTGTTGAGTGTCCAGATGTCATGTGTGCGTTTCTTCCACGGGGCTTTCTCCCATCCCTTTCCGAGTGCGACAATTGCGAGTGACTTCAGGCTTCCTCCGTCTGCGCGATACCCACCGCGCAACGACAGTTCGGGTGTAACGGGGGATAATCCACCGGCCCCTCGTCTGATTGAAATGGCTCGTTCAGTCCCACGGTCTGCCCATCCATCGGCGCACACAATTCACACAGTCGGTCATCGGGCGTGACGATCCAGGTCCGCTGCGCATCAAAGCCGAGTAAGCCTTCTTGCTGGGCGTCCCGCCACACGGTCTGCTGCCCGGCATTGGTCGCCCGAATCACTTCCGTGCGCGCAATCGTCACCGCTCGATGCCGCAGTAACCGATCCGCGTAGGCTTGCGCTCTGGTCAACGCACGGCCTTCACTTAAGCCGTTATCTACGAGGCTCTGGCGGTAGCGTTCCGTCGCCACCGCGTACTGCGGCGTCAATCCGATGCTGCCCTTGACCTGCTGGGCGAGCTGGCGCACGTCGAAATTGCCTTGGACACTCTGGCGTACGAGATCCCGAATCGCCTGCCGGGATTGCTCGGTGATGTCTCGGACGAGGTTCGCCACTTCGGTATCCACCGCTTGAACGGCTGCGGGATTAGTCAGGTCAAAGCGCATGCCCGGCAGTTTCCGAGAGGCGACATCCGCCCCACCGAGTAACGCCTCGCGCATCGGGGAACGCATAGCCGAATCCAGTTCGGATTCCAGCGCCTGCCAGAGCGCGCTTTGGTCGATCTGTCCCCGCTGTAACGCGTCGATGACGTTCACCAGGTCTAAGCGTGCTTGCACCATGCGCACGGCACGGAGGAATGCCATACGCATGGAGGGTTCTAGATCATCAGCGACGCGGTGCAACGCGGTCCACCACGCGGCGGGCGACATCTTGCGAACCGGAAGCGGGGCCATCTTGGGGTAGACGATCATGTCGTCCGCCGCACCTGTGCGCTGAACGCCAGATAGAACTTCGCGTTCATCCCGGAATGCAATACGTCGAACACCGCTAACCCCTCACCCCCACGGGTCAACTGCGCGCTTTCCGTACTCTGTACCGTGCCCCGATACGTTCCTGCCGTAGCCGTGACGTAGGGGAGGTTTCGGTTATTGATGACGACGCTATCCCCAGTCGTGGGGCCGTCGTAGATCGTGACCCGGACCCCGGTCGAGGAATTGAGATAGCTGGTCGAGGCCATCGTGGAGGACCGCAGGCCCGCCAGGGTGACCAGCATATCGTTGCCTTCGAACCAGATATAGGGCTGGGCCATGCTATGATCCCCAACTACGACTATGGACATTCGACACTCGCAGCGCCAGAATAGCGATCCATTCGGCACGGGAGAGCTTCATGTTCTGGCTCGGATTAGTCATTGGATTCATCGTCGGCGCGGTGAGCGGCGCGTTGCTAATGGGCGTCGTCGCAACGGGAGCGATTGCCGATTTACGAGAACGGGAGTTCCAGAGCACAGCAAGTCCAAAGTGAGAAGTCATGCGTTGAGACTCACGCCCTGGACTTGCCACAATCCACCAATTCCGACCATCGTCACCACTTTATTGGCGGCAGCCGTGATATTGGCCGCGCCGGGACACCGGATGTTGTTCGCTCCCGTCCCGTGCTGAATCGTGGTGTTCGCATCCAGCCGCACGGTAATCGGGGCACCTTGCTGACCATCCGTAAATGCGGTGATCGTCGTCGGATTGGTATTATTGCAGGTAAATACACTGGAGCCCGCGACACTCGGCGTCGTGCTGTTCTGAGTCAACTGAACGGGGCGCGACGCTGTGTTCGGCCCACTATGATAATCCCGCACGCCACCCGCTTGGCTCGATGCTGCTATTTCGATATGAACGTTGTTGTGGCGTTCCTCCGTCCCCGTACCGTTCTCTGACCCGTTGTCGTACTCAACGCGATTCGTGGAACCCATGTAGCCACGCACCCACGCATCCTGCCCATTGCCGCCTCCGAACAACAGGGCTTTATCGAAGCCTTCCGCCCACATCCCGTAGATGTTGAGCCCACGCACGCTACCATTGACTGGCGCGTCGAACTTCAGGCCGTAATAATTGGGGCGGAACGCGAGATCGACAGAACCCGCGAGCAGGAGATTGTAGAATCGGTTGTGTTGGCCTTGCACCCACTCTATGGCAATGCCACCCGCCGCCATGCCGAGCTGTAGACCAAACGTGCAACTGAAGAATGCGTTTTCGTCAGCGTTCGCGAGTACCAGTGGGCGCTTCGACGTGACGACGTTGACGTTCATAAACGTATTCCGCCAACAGTGGGGCGGGGCAGCAGCATCAAGGCCTGTCGTTAGGGACCCTTGGAGCAACAGCCCGATGCTTGATCCGCTATCGAAATTCTCGATCTGAGCATTCGTCATCCATCCGTGCTGCATCTGCGTCATCTGCACGCCGATCCCGGTACCGGAAGTCAGCAACGATCCGTTAACGCTCATGTCCTCCATGCCGCAAAATTGCGTGTTGTTTGTTGACGTGCCGCTGGCATCGGGGGTAGTACTGCCGAACAGGACGCCGCGTTGACCTGGAGTGGACGGGTAAATCCACGAGGCGCGCATTCCCTGACCTTTCAGGACAATTGTCGCCTGTGTCACGACCGGAACCACGAGATCCGCCGTTGTCTTATATCGCCCAGTGGGGAAGTAGACAACTCCACCACCGATGCCCGCTACGAGATTGGCCGCACACGCAGTAATGGCTGCTTGTGCTCCAGTGGTATCATCTCGTATCAAATCGCCAGCACAACCATACGCCGTCACATCCCACCAAGAGAAGTTACTTCCCTCTCGCACGCGACGAATCCCAGCAGACGGCATACATAGCGCGATATCGTAACCACCTTGCAACATGAAGGCCGGGATATAAAGGAGATCAAACCCGCGTAGTACCGCATCGGCATCCGCGAGGGCAATCCGCTGCTCGTAGGTCGCACCTGTGAAGTTGTACTCGACCGCCCCTGCATTGATGGTCTGCGACTGAAGCGCATAAATTTCGGTGAAATTGTTGTTAATGTCGCCGCCCGCATCCCGCAGGTTTTGCCCTGTCCCATCGTTGGGGTTCGTACCGAGAAACAGGACGCGCTGTGCCACTAGGCGAGCTCCACCGTAGCGTTCAGCAATTCCTCAATCGCCGCATCCGCATCCGTGAGGGGCTGAATCCCCAACTCACCGGGCAGTTCTCCGAGATATCCGCCATCGAGTGTGGTCAGCGTCGAGTCGAATGTGATGAGCGTCGAATCCATCGTCACCGGAATCGCGCCACTCGTCCCCGCTTGGCGATTGATCAACAACCGCGGCGTGATAGAGAGCGAACCGATGGACGCCTGTCCCACAAACGGGGCGCTGATATCCCCGAAATCCGTGACGGTGAACAGGTCCACGACCGACACGACACCTTCCGGGGCCATCGTATCACTGACCGTGGCGCTCTCCACCGCAGTCGCTACCAAGGTCGCGACGATGCTCTCCGACAAGACGAGCGTATCGGAGGCGTTGATGTTCGCGCCCGTCACGAGCGTGGTCCCGATCGACTCCGTGACCGTCAGACCATCCGTCGCATTGACCGCTGCCGTAGCAGTCCCAGCCTCACTCACCGCCGCACTATCCGTCTGCGCCACGGTGACGGGAATCGCCCCCACCGACTCCGTGACCGTGAGGCTGTCCGCACGCACTACGTCGGCCGTAGCCGTACTGGTCTCGGTCACCGTGGCACTATCAGTGGCGGTTTGGTTCGAGCTTGTCAGCGCGGCAAACGGCGAGTCCGTGACCGTCAGGCTGTCACTCACCACCACCGCTACCGTCGCGGTGCGCGTTTCATTCACGGCTAACGCATCACTTGGGACCGCGGCGAGGCTTGAGGCCGTCACCGCATCGGAAACGGTGAGACTGTCGGTCTGCGTGATGTCATTGGGCGGTGTCACACCGCCCTGGAGAATCAGGAAGAATTCAGCGGGATACCACCACATCAGGTGCTCAACTGTCTCACAGACCACGAGAACGCGCGACTCGTGGCGGAGATCCGCTGTAAGGTCATGTCCCACCCTATCCCGAGCATCAGGTGGGGCGTGAAGAAGGGCTCCGACTGGGTATCCGAAATGGTCCCGCTCATGATCACCCGCTTCGTGGCCCCCGTCGAAGCCTTCTCATAAACGCGCCAGCGGTACTCATCCCCCTTGGCGAGCGTGGACACCCCATCGAGCAAGAGCGAATAGATCCCCTTGTTGGTCAGGGTTTGGAGTGCGGTCGAGCCACCATTCACACACAGCGACGTTTCCACGTTGGTGACCGTCGCCGCATTCCCGGACCGGAACGTCAGGTTCGTGGGCATCAGCTCACCCCATGAATAGCAGCATTGTATGTCGCATCATTGGCCCCGCTGTTACTCGCTCGGATCGTTAACCGCGTGCCGCTCGGGATATCCTGGAAACACGGCATCGAGTTGTGCGGCCCGTTCATCGCCTCCAAGGCGTCCGTACTGAACCAGTAGCTCTGGGCGATTTCTTCCTCCGTCGCCGCGCCGAGCCCGATATCCACCGCCAAGGTCCTGAGGTTTACCACCGTCGCCCCGGACACTTGCCAACTCGGCACCAGCGCGAAATGATCCTCCGTCGTGCTGGCGGTGATCTGCGTCCATGCCCCTTCAGCCCCGGTCGCTCCTGGCGTGACGGTCGTCCCATTCGGGACGGTGACGCCATAGGTCACCACCTTGGACCCGATGCGGAATGCTGGATAGCCGTCACCACCATAGAGGAAAATCGCCACGCGCATCGCGGTCGAGACGCGCGCCCCCGCTGCCTGCGCCGCGAGGCGTGTCCCAGCCGGGATGTAGAGCGGAAAATCCCAGCGCTTCGGGCCACAGGTCGTGGAGGCGGGCGCGAACCAGCCACAGTAGCCCATGAGCAGATTGGGTATGAGCACTTCTTCGGTCGCCGCACCCGTGAGGATATCGAGACACCCTTGTGAGGCGGTCGCGGAGTTCGAGTAGGAATGCGCTAAGACCGTGACCCAGTAGGCATCGAAGGAGGTGGAGGCGATGAGTTGCACCGCAGTCCCTTTGGTGCCCGCGGCGGCCCCCGTCGTCACGGATGTACCCGGTGAGGCGGCACCAACCGTGCCGGTATTGTGCTCCATCCTCCGAGTCCCCTTTTGGGGAATCCAGAGCGGCATCAGGCGACCCCATGGCGCGACCCAGCCAGAAGTTGTACTTTACTAAACGCCATATGCGCCTTAAGCAAGTTCCAGGGCAGAAACACTGCCACCGCTGCAAGACGACGAATCCCCCTGAAGGCTTTGCATCTAATGGCTATTGCAAACCGTGTTCGCGTGAGTATCACACTAAACGCTATCATGGTCCGCAACACGAACGGCTGAAGAAATGGTGGCGCGATTGGGCCAGACGAAACAGCGCGAAGATTTCCGTCAAGGGGAAAACCAAACGGTGGCAATTGAAATTGGAGGTTCTTGCGCAGTACGGCAAAATATGTGGCTGTTGCGGTGAGAACCGTCCCGAGTTCCTTGCCATAGATCACATTGCTGGCGGTGGTGGCAAACACCGAGCGCTTGGCAGTGGCAGCCGCTTTTACTCGTGGCTCAAAAGGCAGGGATGGCCCAAAGGACTGCGCGTCCTTTGCCACAACTGCAACCAAGCGCTGGGCTTCTACGGCTACTGTCCGCATACCAGCGTTAGGCCAGAGTCAGTGTCAAGGTCAGCGTAGCGGATGCCGCCGACGTTTTCGTCAACAGAACTCCAACCTTTCTGGTAAGCATTCTTTGAGAAGCTGTAGTGGCGGCCTTGTTAAAGAGCGCACACTCCCCCCATTGGAAGTTCGCTTCCGTCAATCCAAACGTGCTCTTGGCGACGTACTGCGCCGCCGCCGCTACCGTCGAGCCCGTGGTATGCGTCGGGAACCCGCCCGTAAATGCCTTGACGAGCTGCGAGCCACCCGAGAGCACCTTCTGGGTATTGACCGCCGCGGCCGTGGAGTTACCCACCCCTAACGCTCCCGTCGCGTTGACGTACTTCTTCGCCGATGAGATGGACGTGGAGCCGTTGCCCATCGCGTATTCCCACATCAGCGATGCTCCCCCATACACGAGGAGATTGCCGTCTAGGTCTACGGTCTTGAGGGGCGGTTTGCCGGACTTCCAGCCATCTTTGTCCCACAGTTCGGCACGCCATTTTGCGCGCCAGACGACGAGATCGGATGGCAGGAGATCCACGTCTACACGGCTACCATCTTTGAGTGCTAGGAACTCCGTCATAGCGTCCTCGGGGGCGGTGCGCCTAGAGGCGCAGTGATAGACTTCGCGGTCGGCTTCTTCTGCTCGTCCTCTTTCGTAATTTCCATATCCCCCTCATCCCATTCGAAACGCGACGTGTCCGTCACAAGACCTCCATGGTGACAACGGCGCGCTGTCCGGGTGTGCGGCGAATCTCGGTAACCCGAAACCTGGAATTGCGCGGTAGGAGATATTCCTGCTCCACGTTATCCCCTGTTACCTTCCCCAAATGGAGGGCACGTTTGCCGGCAGGTACTCGGATATGGACAATGGCCCCCTTCGCTTTCCCAGGCGCGAAGCCGACTGCTGTTTTCTCACTTGCTGACGTAGAAACAAACCCCTTATCTGTAATCGTCATGCCCGGTTCCATCTTACTGAAGGGCTGTGCCGTCATGCCCCGATACACCATCATGTCTTTGGTTAGCGGGGATTGGTTACCGATGAGCGAATCCAAATGCTTTGTCGTAGCTTTCGTGTCACCCGTCTCAGATCGTTGTCCACGCAAAGCCGCATTCACTTCACGGTGCTCGCGTTCCTGATATCGGCTAGCCGCATCCCGTTGCTCGCCAGTAACACCGCGTCCAGACGGCTTGGGCGTTTCAGCGTCCCCGCCAAATTGCTCATTCACGGCATCGCCGACACTCTGCCCCGCTTCGATAAACACAGGCGTGCCGTTAATCGTGACCCAGCGTCCAGCGCCATCTTTGCTAATTGACTTCGCCGCTTCGTCCGCTGGTTTCGGCTTGTCACCCGCAGCAGACTTCTCACCGGGCGGCGCTTTCCCTGCGGCCGCAAGATCGGCCTGCATCTGCATCTGCATTTGCTGATCGGCTTTCGCCTGCGCTTCCCGCTCATCAAACTCCTCGGGATTCAGCGTCGGCAACCCACCCAATTCCCGTAAACGGTTCTCCAGTTTCATATCGGGGAACAACGGAATACCGGCACCACTCAAGGCCGTGATGTAGGCGCCCAACTCTTGCAAGTCGGGCATCTCGATATCGCCATGCACGAGCTTCGGCAGATTCTCCGCAGGCCAGCCGTTCAATTCGGCTAACCGGGGAATGGCGTAGCGGTTGATCGTCCCGCAGATCGAATCGAGGATCGCGGCGAGGGCTAATGCGAACACATCCGTCTTGCTGCCGGCCAAGGCGAAGCTGCCCACCTTCTCATGCCCTAAGAGCACGAAGTCGGCGAGACAGGTCATCGCAATGCGCTGGTCGTAGCGCTGGATGGCTTTATCGCTCAAGCCTGCAACCGTCTCGCCCCCATCGCCGGCCACGAGTTTCAACTCCCACATCAGATTGCCACTCTGATCGCGCGCACTGGACAGCAGCGCGCCTTCCTGCTCGTCCCGTTTGATGTTGGTGACGATCTTCTGGGCCGCTGCGTACGCCGGGCTATTGGGGGTGTCCAAGACTTCCCCAGGGACATACAGCACGGGATAGCCCGCGAGGTAGCGCTCAATGCCAATGGCCTCGATCCGCGACAGGTGCGTCTTGTAGTACCAGGGGAGATACGCGTTCCGAAGGATCGAACGACCTTCTGGGTTGTTCTTGTGGCTCTCCAGCCGAAACAGCAGCCCCTTCTCCAGCGGGATGGTTCTCGTGCGTCTCGTGTCCGTGGGGATCTGTTGCGTCATCGCCACGAAGCGATCGGTGTCCTTGCCCTCCGCGTCTTTCTCGAACTCCCACTTGAGCAGCGTATCCTGTGAGCGAATGGGCCAGTCCGCCCAATACACGCCATCGGGCTTCGATTCGTACAGGATTTCGTGGAAACTCCAGCCGTATGGCAGGAAGGACAGAATCTCCACCAGGATCTCCGACCACGACCGGCGCATGCCGTGGATGCGCTTCTCGATATCCTCAGCCAACTGGCGGTTCGCGTCGTCCTCTTGATCCTCCGGCTCGATGCGCCACGCTACCCCACGAATCAAGAACTCAATCGCGCGAAGCACGGCCCCGACGATGGGGTCGTTCTCCGACATTTCCTTGTAGACCTGATACTTGCGGTCGTTCTTCAGTTCTTTGAGGAATTCTTCATCGATCCGGCCGGACCACTGGCGTAATCCGGTACGTCCAATGCCCCGACTGTTGGATTCGACCGCGACCGGGGCGGTGGGCTCTTTGGGAGCAACCCCGTTCCCGTTGGGGGCTTTCACCGGCATGCGAGTTTGTCCCGCATAGAGGTGAACGTATGGGCAAGCACCTCATCGGGTAGCATGGCGTTGTCGAGTACCGCATAAAACACAACGTTCGTAACGCAATGCTGCGTGTCGTCTATGAGTGTGAATTCGAACGCATCCGCATAGGAGCGCACAGTCCACCGCTCACCGGGAACGATCGGGAGTAGCACATGCCGCATGGTCCCACTCCGTCCACGAACCACAGGCTTTGCCTCTTCCACACTTCCATCGAGGCAGTGGTGCATAGGACCGCCGGGGAATCCCTTGTCGCACCGCTCGCATTCCCAGTAGAGCGCGGTCACCGCCATCTGCTGACCTGTTCCATGCTCACCGGAGGACTGCCCGCACTTGGTAACATATTCAGCGCGTTGAATGCGATGCTCGAACCATCCACGTCGTCGTCGTGCGCACCCGTGGGGAACGCGCAGAGTTGATCCAAGTAGGCACGGTTCCACGGGGCACGGAGTATCTTGACGTTGCGGACGCTGGCTTGCGCAGCGAACGGATTCGCGCGCAGTACCTTGTCCCCACTCGCCGGGGTTGTCCCACAGGGATAACCCGTCAGCATCTTGATAAACGCATGGGCGACAGACTTGCCGGCCGCGCCGGGTTCTTGCTCACCCCATTGCATGCACGACTTCCCATCTAGGGAGGCGGTCGTCTTGATCAGATTGTCACGAGCACCTGGGTCCTTCTGCTCGTTTACGCGATCCGCAACGTAGAACACTCCATCCCGATCCTTGCCGATCTTGATTCCACTCGTAGGATCGCCCCCGCCTTCTGTCGCACCGAGGTCCCATCCACGACACTGACGCACCAGCGGAGGCAGGGCTTCCACGATGTCGAACCATTCGCGCTTAAATAGTCCGCCCTCCCGTGGCTGGGGACGTTGCTGGTACAGGGCTGAGAAGAAGTAGTCACCAATCTTCCGCTTGATCTGCTCCAGCTTCGCCGCATCGTAGCGCTCTGGGCACAGGGCCTCTCCCTGCCTGCGCCAGTCGGGCCCGATGATGCAACTCGTGGGGTAGGGGGGCAGCGCTTCGGCTAAGGCGGCGAGATGGATGATATGCCACCCTTCCGGCTCGTCAGATTCTTTCTCGAGGAGATATCCGATAAGGTCCTGCTCGTGCCAGCGCGTGGCGATCACTATGATGGCTGCGTTCGGCTCGGCCCGTGTGTAGAAGGTCGAATCCCACCACTCTCGCTGCTTCGCCCGAATGACCGGAGAGCTCGCTTCTTCCGCGTTCTTTAGGGGATCATCGATGATGCCGAGATGAAATCCTTTCCCGGTGATCGGACCACCAACTCCAGCAGCCCACATTCCCCCACCGTATGGCGTCTCCCAGTGCTTTACGGCTTCAACTTCCAACTCGCGCTCATCTGCACGCCCGAGGTAGTACGTTTTTGCTGCCCGAGACATGACGTGACTGAGATCCGCAGAGTAGGTATTGATGCCTACCCATTTGTCCGGATGGCGACGGAGGAAGTAGCCAGCTCCGAGACGGGTGACGGTTTCACTCTTTCCGTGGCGTGGCGGCATGACGATGATGACCCGGGTCATCCGTCCAGCAACCACCTGCTCGATCACATCACCCACGATTTGCGCGTGCCGCCACCACTGGTAGGTTGGGCGCACGCTGTTCACGAAACTACGGAAGGTCTGCGGCCCCATCTCGTGGAGCAGCGCATCGACCTCCGCGAGTTCCGCTGGCGTGAGGGCCTCTAGCACCTCAGTTAGAATGGGCAATGCGCCGTGCCCCTTCACCCAACAACTCATCCAACCGCTGCCGGCGTTCTTCCCACGTCAGCGTCACGCCCCCAGCATGCTCGATTGGTTGCACGGGCTTGCCTTCCGTGCGCTCTGCCAACCAGTGCGCAGCCTTGAGGAATCGATCGGGGTCAGGATCGTTGAGCGCGATATCCTCCAGACGAGCACGAAACGTGGGATTATCGCGGAGTGTTTGCAGGAATGCTTTGAACTCATCCGGGGGGCGACCACCATTCCCCTTGGCCGGACCACGACCAGGACCTTGGGGACCGCCGACGGTAAACCATCCGGGAGACGGTGACTTTTCCCGTGACTTATGGGAGGACGCGGATTTTCCGTTGCGCTTAGTCACGAGGGCAGATCGGCCTTGCTGTCGTTCCGTCAAGATAGACTTCAGGCCAGTCTTTTACTAGGGGGACTTCACTTTCCGCCGGCCGCGCCTGCCGTGGTAGGCTTGGGCTTGCGTGAACTCCCGGCCGCAACAGCACCGATGGCGCCCATCATGGTTCAGGTATTTCGCGCATTGACAGCCGCCACTCGCTACCTGAACGCACCAAGACTCGTTGAGCAGCTTCATTCTCGAGCGTAGGCCGTAACCCACGCTTTCCGCAAACCGTCTCCCGTGGACTAATCCCAACGTGGCGACTTCCAGGTTGATCGCTAACAGCCAGTCGCCTTTCCACGGATAGTCCCGACGGATTCTGCGCTCGGCCTCAAGCGTTGCTCTGACCAAGGGATGATCTTCAGCTTTCTGGCGATACTTCAGGGTCTTAGGCTTGAGCATCATGCAAGCTCGTAGGTCGCGGCGAAGATGTCGGGCTTGACCGGATAGAACTCGCCCTGAATTCCCCGGATAATCCAGTCGCCCACATCGGCGCGCATTGTGCCTTCCAGTGTATCGATAGTTACGGCACCGTCCGTGTGCAGCGTGAGTATGCCCGGGGAACCGCCCACCTCGCGCACCCACGCCTCCGTCAGTTCATGGTTGCCGTGGTTGCACGTCGCCTCGATCACGACCGGCTTCTTGCGAAACTTCATGTCATCCCCTTCTGGCTTTCATACGCGCGCGAGTTGGAAGGTGAGTTCATTGAGCGACATAATGATCCAGTGCCGTTCCCCTGCCGCTAACGCATCAAGTTGGAATTCCAACTGCTCGGGGCTCAGGTTCTCGCCGGGGCGCTTCACTTCGATCCACACGCACACCCGCTTCTCCACATGCCGAGCGAACAGATCGGGCCACCCCACCGGCATCTTGGAATAGCCACGCCGTCTCTCGGATGTGACGTAGACCCGCCAATGCGCTTTCCGGAGAGCGTCCACCACGGCGCGTTTGAGATCGGTTTCGACGGCGAGCCGCTCCCTATGCTTCGGACACCTGATTGGGTGGTTTGCTGTGACGCCAGATTGGAGCCGCTCACAAGCACGGCACCGAGGCGCTGCCGGAAGGGGGAGCGCTGTCATCAAAATGGCGTCCGGGTTTCTTCTACCTTGGCACTCAAAATCATCTCATCCAGCATCGACTTGAGTAGCAGAGGATTGGGCTTCGGCTCTGAGGCGATGTAGTCCTCTACCCGTTGTCTCGCTGCCTGCAGTGCGGTCATGTATCGGCCAGCGCGTCGTGCGCGATTGTGTTGATTAATCGACGTTGTGGATCTTCACCGGGATAAGGTGCGTCGGTGAGCCTCGCAATTTCTTCAAGCGCACCATGCAGAACTTCGTATGCCTTGACGAACCGTTGCAGGCTCTCGTTAAACCGCTGCACGGTATTGTCCGGTGCGACATGCGCGGTTGTGGTCATGGCGTCGTCCCGGCGTAATGCTTTACGAATGCTTCGCTCGTTTCGTAGGCTTCGATGATCGCCACGGCCGCGCGGGCCATCTGTTCAGCCGTCTCGGAAGGCAGGTAGCAATCCCACAGTTCTCCATTTGCTTCGGCTAGTTCATCAATCTTACTCGCGATCACATCGGTGATTTCGGAAATCAGCTTTTCGCGTTTCATGTCAACCCCAATCGCTTGAAAGTTTGCCCCAGCGATTCCAGTCGCTTCGGTTGCCGCTTCTCGGAATCCCAGAACTTGGTGAGCGCCCAGCGCCGGCCGAGTCCATCCTTTGAGCCCAAACTCCGCAGACTGGTCCAGCCGAGGAGCTGGGCGCCCACCAACATCCGCTCCACATCACTCGCCCCGAATTGCTTGACGAGCCGTTTGAGAATGTTCGACTCTTTCCGAAAGCCTTCCTGACTTCCACAGAGCGTCACCGCTTTTCCACACAGCCGCATCCAGTCACTCATGCCACAGCCTTCTTGGCTTTACGTTGCTGAGCGCGGACCTTCTGGCACTCACGACAGACACGAACGTTGCGCCAGCGGTAGGTGCTCTGTTCAGTCCATTGATGCCCACGTCCACAGAACTCCGCCGTACTCTTCGGTGCCTTGGTCCAGGTATTGCGCCGCAAGCCAGCGAGCCGATAGACAGCGGTCACTCGATTCCAGTAACGTTTTTTCCTAGCGTAATAGGAGCCGAGATAGTGGCTCAGGGCTGGGACCGTCGCTGCCGATTGACTGGGCTCACGTTGGAATACGAGACGATACAACTGGACTGTGCTCGGAACTCGACCGTGTTCAGCGACAAATGTTTTTAGCAGTGATACGACGTGCTTAATTCTTCGCGTGCGCTCCTCGCGCCGATCACGGAGGCGCTGCGATGCACGAGCGAAGCTTTCAACCCAAACGACACAGGCCTTCTGCGGGCGGAACAACTTACGCTCTCGCGTTCTTAGGCCAGCCTGCTCCATGTACTGACGAATTCGTTCTCTCGACACCCCGAGTCGCTCGCCTACTTCCTGCAACGTGCAACCCGAGAGCACCAGCAGGATCGCTTCCGCACGACGAGGTGTCGTCTGAATCACCACGCGATCACCGTCAGCGCTCACATGACAGGCTTCGATTCCCGACTGCTTCTTCGCTGACACAGACACCAACTCCTTTATCCCGGCAGATACCGGGGTAGATCGTGGGGCAGCGGTCGGTGTCGTGTGGTCGGCGTTCTTACGATGTTGGTCGGTCGTAAGCCCATCAGCCTAGATGCGGTCACACGTTGAAAGCGCCATCGTGCGCTCCTGCGAAATCGCGTCCTCTGCCGGGCCAGGTCGTGAGTCGCACGTTGCCTGGAATTGGGATGCTGGTAGCGATCGTCGCGTCATGCCGTTGAGTCCGGATCGGCTGTCTCGATCCCCGCGAACGGCTATCACAACGCGGACGCCAGAAAAGGAAAGTGCCCGTGGCGTGTAGGGCTGACAGTCCCGCCTGCCCGCCACCAGCGAGACAGAACAGGGGAGCACCTACAACACGCACGGGCACGAGCCCGCATCTGGTGGCTGATTGTCGTCCAACTGGGCGACCCGCTGTCATCAGGTGCCTCCTACATATAGACAATTACTAGCCAACGGTCAAGCCCGACTCCTGTCCAGTTCCACCGCACAATAAGGCCGCATCCCCGCCCGACGCCCCGCCAACTTCTGAATCAGCCGCGGCAACTTCGGTTTCCCAGCCGGCGCGTTGCCCTCGAGCTCCCACAACCTGGGACGCACGGTGTTCTCGTTCAGGTCTAACGCGACGGCAATCTCCCGACACGTCGCCCCGAATGACGACGGGAGCGATTTGATATGCGCCAAGATCCGGGCCCGATCATGCGCGGCACGGCCGGCGATTCGTTCAGCCGCGTCCTCTGAGGTATCGACTGGAACACTGGGCGGCTCAACGTCATGGCGCTCACGGAAAATGTCGGACGCCACATCGCGAAGCGGAGGCGGGCAAAAAAGGGGTCCAAAATCCCCGCGGATTTTTTCCTCGGTACGCGCTTCCACCTCATCGGGGGCGAAATGGCTGAGGCGTCTACGCATTCGGAGGATCATCCGGCGCAATGGTCTCTACTTCACGAAGCGCCGCCACGATGAAGGGGTCCACGGACGCAGCTTCGAGTTTTCTCTGTCGCGCGACCTCAGCGCAGCGTGGGCATGTCAGGTAATCCAGCGGACTCCACTTCGCACAACACGAAGCACACGTCGTCACCGGGCGCGGGAACAATACTGCCTTCCATTCGCCGACGCCCCGGACGATCTCGCGAATACCCAAGCCAAGTGCCCAAAGCAAGGTGAGTGGGGCAACCAGCCAGAGTGCCAATATCAGCACAATGGTCTGCCGCGAAGACATCTCGCGATCAGCAAGCGGCGAACACAAAACGATCGCTATTGTTGGGACCCATCCGGCCAGACCCCACGCCAGAAAGAACGTCGCCGTGTCGCTCATCGGTCCCACCGATTATCCCACCAGTTTCGGACTGTCATCGCCCCTCATCGCCCCCCATCGGGTCAAACTTCTGTGCTCCGAGATTTTCTTCCGCACGGACCCTACGGCCTTCGTAATACGCATCAAGATCCATCATGGGGCGAACGACACCATACCGATCCATCCTAAACGCGCAGAACTCCAAGAGGCCAGAGCAGTCAAACGTTTCCCAGAGATCGCTATAGAGGAGCATCTTGTCCGCGGGAACTTGATAACTGATCTCTACCTCGAGGAACTCCACATAGAGCAGCGCATCGCAAAACGGGTCCTCTCGGACGACGCGGAAACGCCACGCATCGGGCAATGCGCGGAACGTGCGGATCTCATCAAGGATTTCTTCCCGGTCCTCACGCCACGGCCGCTGCCGAATACGCTTGGCGAATGCGTCCTTCCACGGCCCAGTGCGCCAGCCTTGTCCTTCCGCCTGCCTGACCAGGTTTCGATGCAGCTCGCTAATCATTGCTTCCCTCCGTGACGGTGGCGTGACGGTCGCCGAGCGCGTTTCGGGCCACGTTTGGGGGCCTTCGAGACGATCTTGGCAGGCTTCGGCGGAGCGATTTGAGCACGCGGAGCACGCGACTCCGACGGATCAATAGCAAGGGGTTGCAGGTTCGATTCCTGCCGGGCCTG